CCCTTTCCTACTAAGTAAAGAGGGCCAGTCCAGTTGATTGGGAAACCACCTTCAAGAACATTACCTCTTGAACCGTTTCTCTCAGGAGCTGACCAACCAGCACACTTCAACAAAGTCCCTTTTTTGAACTTCTTGTCATTATCAGTGTTAACAACAAAACCCCAAGCAGAACCACCACCATTAGTCATAATTTTGATGTACTTAGAACCTTTCTTGATAACCCACTTTTCTTTAAACTCTGCCTTCATTTCATCAGACACGTTAAAGTTTTCATAGTCAGCATTTGCGGCAGCAAGCATATTTGCAATACCGTCATCAACATTCTTAAAAGTTTTTTTAATCTCAATAGTCATAATATAGTCTCTCTCTTTGTTTTCTCAGTTTATACCTTAGTATAGACTACAGAACAGAGTTTGTCAAGGGAAATCGTAGCTCGTAAGTCATTGATTCTAAACGAAAAGTGAAAAAAGTTTAAATTAATTTAACGACCTTGCCTTGGATCAGGGCCATCTAGTTGCATAAATTCGTCATTCCAAGAGAATGCTTCCTTTATAACTGGTACAGATAGACCTTTATATTTCTTGTGAAGAACCTTATCTTTGGCTGCACATAAAACATCTGCTTCACTCTCATGCAGACCTTCTAACATCTGAACAAACATTGTTTCACGTTTATTCTGATTAATATCAGCATTACCACCTTCCATAAAATGGTAAAGTTTACGAGCTTCATATGCAAGAACAGAATGTTCTGTACCTTCTGGTGCATCGTTACGTTTATAAGGAACATCGCCCTCTGGTAATAACCACTTAATTTTAGGATCAAAAGCAGATTTAAGTACCATGCGAAGTGAGTCGGTATTATGTTCTTGAAGAAAGTTAACCTTATCTTTCTTTGATTTTAGTTTGGAAACCTTGTCTAAGATTTCTGATATTAATAGTTCCATTATTAAAATTCTCCTATGGATTCTGTAAGTGTTTTTAATCTTTGTTTTATAAAGTAGTTTAGTATTTTATTACGACTGTTCTCTGGAGCTTCTTTAAATGTATCCAATATTTCTGTACGTAATTCTTCTGGTGAGCAAGTTAAATCAATTAATGTTTTATTCCTCTGATAGTTTCTTTTAACCTCATCATTTGGAAAACTGCCCTCTATCATTGCAGCTATCTTCTTCTTACTTAGGGGTTTCTGTCGGATACCATCTACAAAAGAATTATCTGGTGAAAGAACATTTGGTACTCCATCACTAGAATCACCTTTTAGAACGTGTTCCTTTAGATAGTCATCTGCATTGAAACCACTAATCATCTTCTTAGTAATAGGACTGTACTGCTTTACATTTGGATATTTCTGTAATTGAATGAAATCTTTGTCACCAGAAAGTATCATAACCTCATCAGAAGATTCTGCACAAAGAGTTGCAATAATATCATCAGCCTCAGCACCATACACTTCTAAGAACTTGTATGGCATATTATTCTTAATTTCTTCTTTGATCTTATTCAAGCAACCAAAGATATTGTCCCAATCTTTAGTATCCTTTTCTCTTCCCTTTCTGCGACTATGTTTATACTCTGGAAAATAATCACGCCTCCAGTAATGTCTCGAATCATAACATAAGACAAGCTCTCCAAACTCAGACACAAATCTTGAACGATACATACGTAATGAATTGAGAATCATATGGCGTACTGTATTCTCATCTATCTGTTTCTCTTTCTGAATATGCAAATGCATCATAATACTTGCAAGAGAAATTTGGTTCATATCAACTAAGATCATCATCAGGCTCCATTACTGCATTATAACTTGCAATCATATCATCAATAGTATGTTCATCTAATTCACAAAATGGTGTATTATCTGGATCAATCAGAAGATCAGTGGTCATATCCATTACTACTTGAAGGGGGTGATGTACGCCATTTGTTTTTAATATTGACGATTTTATCGTTTCTTGCATAAAAGTAATATCCTTAATGAAAGATTTTTCACTAGTATCTATTCCATTTTCTACAAGGATAGATAAGATAGACATCAAACAAGTAGAAGTAATTTCATCACAAAATGCAAGTTGCTCTGCCATTATAATTTGGTCTTCTGTAGGAGTATTTATTGTTCTCCTCCAAGGGCCTTGAATTATATCAGCTGATGGTATTTCTTCGTTCACTCTGTCATCCCTTCTTCCCAAACCATACCTAAGTCTGGATAAAATGTTCCAATATCTCGTTTAGGTTTACCTATGTTTGGGCCATACCAATAGTATCCAAGTCTAACATTACGACTACGAATCTTCTTCTCTTGGTACTCACCATAGAACATACAAGTCCAATCACCATGCTTGAGATAACTCTGCATTTCTCTTACATAACCTTCATGGTCTGCAAGTTTTGCAATCGAACCTTTAATGTCTTTCTTAACATTTGCACGTTCAGAAGAAGCAAGTTCTTTCTGAGTCTTCATCCATTTCTTAATCTTATCAGGATGTAACTGATGGTCTATAGATAAATCCCATAAAGACTTATGAACATTACCTTTACCATAAGAAGGGTCAGCAGATGCTTTCTTCTCTCTCGCCTTTGCAAGACGTTCTACTGCAGCTGTTTTCTGTTCCTCAGACATGGGTTTACGTTTCTTCTTAATCTTAGGAGCAACCCATTTACTATTATCTGTGATTGAAGTGATTTTCTTTTTAGCCATTATAAATTCCTATTGTATTTTCATGTCCCAAGAGATAACTCTCTTTTTGTCTTTTGATTTATTTACTGCACTAAAATGTAATACAAATGATGGTGCAATTATAATAGTTCCTTCAGTAATAGGGATACTATGATATAGAGTTACATCAGCTATCCAACAATTCCAAGGCTGTATGTAAGTGGTAACAGGACTTTCTTTTGGTAAATCTAAATACAAAATACCAGATAATCCTGTAGAAGAATGGTTATGTGGTAAATGATGATCATTTTTATCATATGATAAAGACCAACAATCAGTAATACCTATATCTCTTTGAAAAGATTTTTCAGCAAGAAGTGTAAGTTCTTCTTTAATTATATCTGCAAATCCTTCAACTAAACCTTTTCTATCAGTTTGCCGATTTGTATAAAAATCTTGAAGCTTTGTTTTCTCCTCTGGATATTTTTTTAATAGTTTTACTATATCCTTTTTCTTTTTTTTAAAATTAATTGTTTGCATTTCCCAAAAGGGAATATTAAATAATGTTTTCTGTTCCATATTATTCCCTATAGGTAGTTGATNTTAATATTTACACGGCGTTTATCACTCGTACATGATGTACTGTGATGGGGTTTACTAGGATCAAAAAGTAATACTCTATTCGCACGACTCTCAATTTCTGTACCATCTTCTAATACAGTAAATCCATCATTATCATTTAGATAGAGTATAGCTCCTTTGTGTGGAAACTTAGTATCTACATGATCCTTGTGATGTACTAATTTTTCTCTTCTAATATAAAGATTTGCTTTTGCTCTTATCAAAGTTTCAATAGAAAGTTTTTCAAGTAATGGTTCAATATCTTTATAAGAAGAACTTTTTTCTGGTGGAATTTGATTTCCATTTATATCTAGTCTTGGTTTTTCTACTAAACCCATGTAGAAAAGGTGTATAAAGTAATCTTCATTCTCTATACCTTCTCCTTCTGCAACATTATAACTATAGTTCCAATTGAAATCAGGGCCCATGATTGATCTTTTCATGGATGCAAATTCTCCTGATGATAAGAAATTATCTATAACTTCGTATCCCATATTTAAGTTCCCTTAAAAAATACAACAAAACCATTTAAGAATATTGCACAAGCAACTGCATTAACCACGATCAATGCACGATCATTCCACTTGATAGAAACCCACAACCAACCAGCACAACCAGCTGCTTGTAAAAACATATTCCAAGGATATAAATTATTTGTAGTAGCAATCATTGCAAGAACAATAATAATTGATGATGCCCATTTGACATACCAAACTAATTCGTGGTGTTCTTTTAATGGTGTACTTGTCTTTATATCATGCGTCATACTAAAATCCAAATTCTTCAAGTCTTTTCTTTTTTGCTTTTGCATCTCTACGAATCGCAGATGCTTTTGCTTTTCGTTTCTTTTCACCTCTACTCATAAAGGCTTCACGTTCTCTTAATTCATTAAAAATACCTTCTTGTTGAAGTTTCTTTTTAAGAACTCTTATTGCCTTATCGACATTATTATTTCTAACATCAACTTTCATTTAAAATGCCCAACCTATTATACCCATTGCAGTGTTAATCATTACGAGTCCACCTATAATTGTTAATCCTAAAATCATTTTCCTATATCCTTTATACTGTTTTTACTAATTACTTGATATGCACCTTTATTGTAAGCTGGTGCAATCGTGAAGTTATGATC